CACAGTTTCCTGCGTTTCGGCATGGATACTTAGTGAGTCTAGCAAGTTGATGTAGGCAACAATGTCTTTGAGCGTCATGAGAAATCAAATAAACTTGTAAATGTATTTTCAGTGTTGGTTGCTGCCACAAGATCCCATTCCAGTACACCCAGCAAGTTGTCAATTTTTTGATCCACAACAGTGGCTTCCATCAGGCTGTTGTCAAACGGCAGTTCTGTGAACCAGGCGGGCAATCGTTGTTCATCTGTGGGATATCCAATTGAAGTCCAGCCCAGCGCATTTGACTTGAGTTTGCACACAATGGTCTTCATGCCGTCCACAATCTGCATGCTGTAGTTGTCGCCGTTCATTCGTCGCATGTTGTTCCAGTTCAAGGCAGCTCTAACATGTCCAGGCATGTTGGCTCGACCTTGCGCTGCTTCCGCAGCGCCATACTTGGTCAAGTTGTTCACACGCTTGGGTGAGCCCTTCTCCCAGCCTGGCCGCTGCCGGAATTCATACTTGAACTTACGAATATGTTCAATCACGTCATCACGTTGCGTACCACTTAGTATCTTGTTTAGAATTTCCAACAAGAACTCTTGGATAACCTTGGGTGTGTCACTGCGTTTTAGATCCAGGCCAGTGGCCTTGGTCTTGCCAATCTTGCCGCCCACATCCAGGCGATTGCCTTCAAGGTCAATGATGTTCACAGCATAACGTTTCTTGGTGATAAACAAACTGCGATCTGCCACCATCTCACGACCGCACTTGATCAGTTCGCCCATGCTTCTTGGACAATGGAATGCCTGTTCCATAAAGCCCGGAAAAGAATCATTCACTTGATCTGCAATTGAATCGTACAAGGCAATGCAAGTTTCCTTGCTCCAGTCCATGCGACCTTGTTCCACTTCGTTTTTCAACACAGACCAAGCACTGAAATAGCACGAGTCTGTGTCACCATATATAACTGCTTCGCCCACGTGATCATATTTGCCAGTGATGCACTCGTTGATATATGCATCCATGTGTCTAGCAATCGCACGACCTGTTAGTGTGGTTGACTGTCCTATGCGCTTGTCAAAGAATCTACAGCCGGGATTCAAAATAGCGCCATACAAGCTGTTCAAGTTAATCTTCTTGACCAGTTGCCGCTTGTCCCAGAACGCAATGTCTTTGGGATCAGTTGCTGCTTTTTTCTTGATCTGCATGTCCTTGCGTTCACTATACCAACGTTCCAGCAGGCCGGGGATGATGCCTTTTTTCTCATAGGTGATAATAGTGCCGTTGGCAGTCAAGATCCAGGGCTGGTGGCTGTCAAAGATCAGCGTCCAGATCTCTGCTGCCGAGTGTGTGCTTTCGGTACCGTCTTGCCAGTCAATGGTGATCTCAGTACCAACCTCAGTGTTCATCACAGCGGTGTATTCAAGACTGCCAAACAAGTTCTCCCAGGCATCTGCAAACTTGCCTCCGTTCTTGGCCATCTTTTCTCGAATGTAATGGTCCGTCATAGTCTGACGCAACTGACCCACAATAGTTTCTGGCCCCATGTTCTGTGCTCGAATGGCCGACGGATATAGACTGTTGATGTCAACTGATCCTACCCATTCATGCAGACCTTTTTTGGGATACGCAACATAGGCACCTGCTGCTTGATTGTCTTCTGTGTCGTTGCGTTGCTTGCGGTTGGGCACAACAAATCCACGTTCATGTGCTTCCACAATAATGGCCTGCTCAGTCACGGCCACAGCACCCATTGTGGTTTGTAACAGCACAGTGTTGGCATGTGCCAGTTCATTGGCCAGTTCCAGAAAGCGCAGTTTCTTGTCCAGTTTGTCCAAGAGTGCAGTATCTTGTCGGTTGTATTCAATAAACTTCTTGAAGTGTTGATTGTACAGTTGATCCAGTGTGCCTTCAAACTGTGTCTTGTGTTCACCCAGTTCGTATTCAGCAATGGCATCCAGGCTGTAGCTGTGACGTTCTTCATAGGTGTACTTGCGATACAATTGCATATAGTCCATATGCACTCGTCCCACCAGGTCATAGGTTTCTTGTTCAGCACCAAAGCGTTCGAACATGCGCTTCTTGGGATGTTGACCCCAGAGACAGAACTTGCGAGTATCATCCTTGCTGAGAACTCTAATGGTTCTGTTGATAGTGTAGGGAATATCATATCCCTCTGAGTTCCAGCCACTCAGGACATCCGCATCGTCAATCAAGTCCAGGAACATCTTGATCATGTCACGCTCGTCTTCAAACAAGAATGTGTTGTCAAAGTCAGCCACCAGTTCTTGTGCTGTCTCCATGCTCATGTGCTTGGGTGGCACAGCCATAGTGACCATTTGATCCAGCCAGTTCAAATACACTGATATGGCAGTGATGGGATTGAACGGATCGTCCACTGGTGAAAATCCACGATCCTTGTTGAAGTCTACTTCAATGTCAAAAAATGCTGTGTGTAAGTCCGGAGCATCTTGCCCTTTGTAGTTGTCTTCTAAACAACGAAAGATTGGGTTGATATCGCTTTCATACAATTGCTTGCTGGAATGCATGCTGACTTCTTTGCGAAACTCTTTGTTGTTTTTGGTGCTGAATCTTGACACTGGTGTGTCATAGATGCTGCGATGTTTGCCCCTGGGGTCATCATAGTAGAACACAAAGTTTGCTGGATATTCTCTGTAGACTCGAGTGCCATTGCGGCGTTCTACCACGTGGATGCGATCGTGGGCACGATCAAAAAGACTGTCAATATAACTCATGTATCTCCGTTTATGGCCGGTGGGCCGTGATTCATGCTTGTAACGTAAGCGACTCGATATTATTTACATTATTAATTTGCAACATCAAAAAATACCTTGAAACCAGGCGCTGGGTAACTTTTGTACAGTGAGCATTTCTTCTTTGGCCGCTGCGTAATTTGGGTGAGTTAAATCAAAAACATTATGTTCTCTAAATTCTTGTTCAGACCATGCATAGTTTGAAACCTTTGCATATTCAATTCGATCAACATCGTAGCTTTTACAAAAATCATAAAACTGATGTATTTCTTGATAGTTTCGATTTTGAATCACCATTCTGGTTCTAAAATCAAACCCCAGCTCGTGTTTTTTCTTTTGTAAAAATTTCATAGCAGAAGTTAACTGTTTCCAAGTGCCACCTCTTCTGACTACTTGATAGGTTTCTGCGGTAGCAGCATCAATTGAAATCAATACTTGTCGTATAGATGGCTCTAGATGAGATATCTTGTGCCAATTTTTTTGTGCCATTAATCCGTTTGATTGTATATGTAGTTGAAAATTTGGCAATCGATTCAGGCTAATCGAAGACAAAAAATTTATTAATAGTGGACTAGCAAATATTTCGCCACTGGAGCTGATTTGCAGTATAATTTTTTTATCAGTTGGCCGAGAAAATAAATTTTCAGACATTATTTTACCTATTTGTTCTCGTTCTTTAATCTCATCTTGTTTTGGTTTTATAACAGCAGTTCTGCAACTAGGGCAGCTGAGATTGCAAACCTCGTCTCCTTGCACGGATATCCAGTGTGGAATTTCAAACAATTCTGAATTAGTAATTAGATTTTTGACATTGTCAGGCACGGTATCAATGGTATTAAGTTCGCCATTGGCCATGACACCGCAATATTGCTCGTCACAATATTGATAAGTTCCGTCAATTATGCTTTGTCTAATTCGTTGGGCCAACGGAGACGACAAAATTTCTTCAAGAGTATTCTTAGTCAAATTGCCAATGACGGTTGGCATCCAATCACCGCATCCACAGAGCCTAACCCCGCCATTGAGGGTTACTTCAATCATTACAAACGGAGACAAGCAATACTTTCCTGACAAATCCTTGACAGGAAAAAGTAACGCACGTTTTAAATGTATCGGAATTATGGTCATAAAGACTTACACACTGTGTCGTGGGCACGATCAAATAGCGCATCAATATAACTCATTGTTCTCCGTTTATGACCGGTAGGCCGTGATTCATGCTCGTAGTGTGAGAGACTCTATCATACTTATGATAAAAAAATTATGCGGTGGCAAAAAATGCAGGCATCTTCACCTGGGTATCAAAATGATGTATTCCTCCTGGATAATTTAGAATCATTACAAAGTCTTGCCCACCGTGGTGAGAATTGTTTCCAACAGTTCGTGATCTTGTTGCTCTTGTCCAAAGCTGGCCTTGTGTGCCATGCGAATTGCCTTTTTTAACACAGCTGGTTTGATTTCCAATTCCTCTGCAATGGCCTTGACTGTGTCTGTAAGGCCGCCCTGCAAGGTATCAATCTCGTGCATGACCTGCATGCCTTCATTGATAATCTGAGTAAGTTTAATTTTTTGGTCGCCGTTGAATGTTTTGTTTTCCATGAGAATCTCCTAAAGTAGCAGCTAGTATAACTGATACGGTAGGAGATGTCAAGGTGTTTTTACTCTTTCTGGATACGCAGTAGCAATTGTTTCTCCAAGGCAGAAGCCGCTTACATCACGTGCTCAACCAAAGTAATTGTTAATTTTGCCCCGGCGATTCAAATCATTGGTTATACAGTGTATGCCGGCGTCCCAAAAATAACGATGCCTAAACGGCGACACATGAACTTCAATTCCATATCGTGAGCAGGCCTGTTCAACTTGATCGTTGTGTGAACTTACTACAATATTTTTTTGATCAATTACTAGTATGTTAACATCAAAAACAGTTTCGCTTGCGTTACCGACCCAGGACTCAAAGTAGTGTTCTACCATATGCACAAGATCAGGATCTGATTCAAAACCTGGTATATTCCAACGGCCGCGGTTGAGTCGCATGCTGGATCTAAATTCAGCGGTGTCGGCATAGGTAGACGCTGGAAGATACACCACCTCCCAGTCAGGAAATGTATTCGAATAGGTAGGAATGTCACGTAAACTTATGATCAGGCCTGGCGTTACCGGACAGTAAGTAGAATCGCCGTGGCCACCGGCGTTGACAATTTTGTTACGGGTATTGGGAAACTGTTGATTGATACGTGTCAACATCATGCTTTGATCTTCATCATAACTCTGTGTGGCAAAGTATAAGTCTTGCCCAATTCTGCTGACAAAACATCCAGACACCACGTCAAGATCAGTGTATCGCAATTGATTGCCTTGATCATGAACGTCTTGAAAAATATTTTGATAACATGCTAATTTGGCCCGGTGTTGATCTAGATCCCGGGTCTGAAATGTGGCCAGGTCTAGGTCAAACTGATTGGAAAAAACTCGGTGTGCATGACTACTATTGGGAATTCTTGGAATCCACAACTGGTCATGAATCATGACAAAGTAATCTCTAGGTGTCACGGGCGGCACAATCCAGCGGCCATGACATTTCATACCACTGGGATCAGCAGGCATTTCGGGACGCAGCACCCGAATGCCAAACTGGCCTTGTAATAACTGTATCAACAACTGAAAGTCTTGTTCAGTTTCATCGGCCAACTGTTCAAAATGCCGACGTGTGTTGGCATTTTGTATCCACGAATAGAATTCCGGAGGATAACTTCGGCCTACTACACATACTTGCAATGGATCCCAATGCTGGAACACTGAATACATTTTATTCCTTTGTTAAGTTTTTCACTGCATCTCTTGTGTGTAGTATAACAGACTTTGCCCAGTGTTGTCTAGTTCCTTCAGAATATTTTTCCTTTGATATTTTGTGTCCGCACGGCGCAAGAGCACTACATACAACATGGACATTGTGGTAAACGACTATCTCACGTGGGAACGAGCTGAACAAGCAGATTTGGCTCCTGTGCCAGTATCGTGTGCTGTACATTTTCCCGAATGGTGGAAAAATCTACGTGGTGATCTGCGTGAATATTTACCTGCCAGCGGGGACCACAGAAATCACACTGCAAGATTGTGTTCGGGGTTGCGCGGAGCAAGTCAATTGGGATGGACTATTCCATTGGATGCTGTGCTGCATACTGGTATCACGACTGGTGCCTGGCGGTATGGGCATTTGCTGCAAGAAATGTTGCATGGAACCCCTTGGGCTCAAAAGGTTGCCGGCGAATATGTGTGGGATCGACCAATGATTTTGGCCTGGCCTTGGCGAGCCAAAATGGCGCCCGGCTGGAGATTGTTAATGAATGACTATCCGCTGGACTGGCATCAAGATTTTCATTGTTTTACTGGATATGTGGATGCCAACCATGGATCAGGACTTTGGGGATGGTCCCAAGAAATGCACAAAGAATTCAACTACTACAATGTAGAAACTGTGGTAATAATGAAAAAACAGGCTCGAATCAACACAGGATCAGCAGTGTTTTCAATGGTGCCGGTATACGAACCAGCCTATGTGCCCAAACCATTTACTGGGTACCCATTCTAAAACAACGAACTCTATTAGATTGTGAGTGTGCCTGTAAATTGTACCGTTTGTCCCTTGAGTATTTGTAAACTACCGGGCCCTGTGTATGATGGGCTATCACCTGTATGGCCAGAAATATCATAGGGTTGCCAGTCCGGCGTATCCCACACTGGCTGAGTAGATATATTAAAACTCCCTAGGGTACAATTATATCCGCCAATCAATATATCAGTGTGGTCGGCCTTGATTTCAACATCAAAATC